CCACCTATTAAACTATCACTAGTTGCTCTAAATGTACCACCAACATCAAGTGTATATGATGGACTCATTTGATTTATACCAACACTACCATTATTTAATATTCTTAATTTTTCCCCACCAGCAGTTGAAAATCCAAGGGTATCTGCTGATGGTAAATACATACCATTCCTTGATGGCTGAATACTTGTTGGTGAAAATGTTCCACCAGTAACATTATCACTAAATAACCCAGCACCACTAACATCAAGAGCAACAGTTGGTGCAGAATTATTTATACCAATTCTTTCAAACACTGTTAATCTTCCATTTATTGTGGGGGGCGAAGTATAACCAATACCAACACCAACACCTACGACCATATTAGCATTACGCATAATGCCACCTAAACTACTTGTTGCTTGAGTTGTTCCATAAAATTCTATATGACCAGAATTCCAATTATTATCTGCCGCACCACTAGTAGAGGAATTACCAGTTCCTGTTTTTTTTCCTATAATTGCTGCATATGCTGAATAATAATTACTATTATTAGATAAAGAACTAAATGTTATAGCTGGAGTATATGTATCATTAGCTGTTCCTTGAGAATTAAGTGTTATACCTGATTTTTTTCTATCATTACTTGTTGATAATATTGATAATATTGGGTATCCTGAATTACTTCCACTAAAATACCAACCACCACTAACAGTTTCATTAAAAAAAGATGTAATAAACCCTGATGGTGGTGTCCAAGTTTGATTTCCAGATAAAGTATTTGTAAATCTATGAGTATTATCTACATTACCAAAAGAAGTATATCCACTTAAATTTAATATTGTCCCATCAAATGTTAAATTTGATTCAGCATTTGCAGTATTTGTTGTACCTAATGATGTTAATATTCTATCATTTTGTGGACTATTTATTGCATTAAAACCGGTACCTGACGTACCACTTGTCCCAGATGTACCTGATGTTCCCCTTGTTCCAGATGTTCCCGTTGTACCTGACGTACCCGTTGTACCTGATGTACCACTTGTACCTGATGTTCCTGATGTACCTGATGTTCCAGTTGTTCCTGACGTACCCCTTGTGCCTGATGTACCACTTGTACCTGATGTTCCAGTTGTTCCTGACGTACCCGTTGTACCACTTGTTCCTGACGTACCCCTTGTGCCTGATGTACCCGTTGTACCTGATGTTCCAGTTGTGCCTGACGTACCCCTTGTGCCTGATGTACCCGTTGTACCAGATGTACCTGACGTTCCACTTGTTCCTGACGTTCCACTTGTACCAGATGTGCCACTTGTACCTGATGTTCCACTTGTACCAGATGTTCCAACTTGACCAGCAACACAATAAATTAATTTTGTACAAACACCTGTACCACCACCACAAGTAGAATATACATAATTTGTGGGACAAACATATCCATTGCTTAAATATTGTCCACTTAAATTTTGAACAACATTTGCAACTGTTTGACCACTACTGCTAAATATAATATTTAAATCATTTAATGTTGCTGCGGTTAATATTTGATTTAATGTATTGTTATAAATTTCACAACCAAAACCAGCTTCACCACCATTGTCTAAACCATATAATTCTAAGGTATGATTACCTTCATATATTGTAACTGGGTAAATATGCCAACTTCTAAATTTATCTTGTGCTGTTAATGAACCTAAACTTGAATCAACAATTGTAATACCATCTAAAACTAATCTAAATTCATTATCCCCAGCAACACCAACATAATATGTTTTTGATTCAGAAATGCCACTTAAACAAAATGAAAACCCAATCCAGGTATTAGTAACACTATTTGTTGTCCATATAGCACTTCTATTTAAAGGTCCAATTCTTGGTGTACCAGTTGGATACAACCATAAATTAGGTGTGGTTAATGTTGCTATTAATGAACCCGTACCACCTGTTGTATATCCAATGTCATAAACTTTTGATCCAGATATTGACCAATTTGCTTGTGTATTATCTGTTGTTCTAACTAATGAATATGAAGAAACTGGTGATGTTGGTGATGTTGTTTCTGTCCTATAAAATTTTATTGGGCTATATCTTAACCACTCATAATTGTTGTCACAACTTTCACCATCAAATATAAAACTTGTCCCAGAACTACCTGATGTTCCAGATGTACCACTTGTTCCTGATGTTCCACTTGTTCCAGAACTACCAGATGTCCCACTTGTTCCTGATGTTCCTCTTGTTCCAGAACTACCAGATGTCCCACTTGTTCCGGATGTACCAGATGTCCCTGTTGTTCCACTTCTACCTGATGTTCCACTTGTGCCTGACATTCCACTTGTACCAGATGTACCACTTGTTCCTGACGTACCAGATGTACCACTTGTTCCTGACATTCCACTTGTACCAGTTGTTCCAGATGTACCCCTTGTGCCTGACGTACCTGACATTCCACTTGTGCCTGACGTTCCAGATGTACCACTTGTGCCTGACATTCCACTTGTGCCAGATGTACCACTTGTGCCTGACGTTCCAGATGTACCACTTGTGCCTGACATTCCACTTGTGCCAGATGTACCACTTGTGCCTGACGTTCCACTTGTTCCTGAACTACCTGATGTAGCACTTGTTCCAGATGACCCATTTATTCCAGATGTCCCATTAGACCCTGACCCCCCACCTTGGCCAGCAAGTGCTAAAAATGTCATACCACTTAACCCAATGCTAATTGGTGAATTTGTTTCCAAATAAAATCTTTTATTAGCATGTGTTTGACCTGATAATATAAAAACCTCAATCCCAGCATAAGCATCCTCATCAATATTCAAATCATAATCTCGAACCAAAAGTTGTGATGTCTGAACCTTATATATCCCATTTTCAATATTTGATGATTGTTGCCATACCAATACCCTATCTCCAACATTTAAACCAATTCCATCAATTGTGCTTGGTGTTGTAACTCCTGATAATACAATGCTTCCAGTTGTTGCAACCTTGCATGGTCTCTTTAATGTTGTTGATATGCTCTGCCCATATATATCTAATCTTGTTGGCATATTATTTTTTATATATAAATATTCAATATAACAAAAAATGCCATTAATATATTATATTAATGGCATTCATATAGATATCTTTTAATATTATTGTCTAATAATAGTTATCTCATTATTCAAACTTGAATATGCTTGATCACTTAATTTAAATAAATCATATTGCTTTTCATCAATAACCATAAATATTTGATTCTTTAATGTTGCAATAATTAAATTATCCTTAATTGGATATTCCTTATCCTTATTTGGTGTGAATGCCAAGTTTGATTGGCTCTGGGCAATAACTCCTGGTGTTACCTTCTTACCCATAACAACAAACCAATTTCCCAATAAATTGCTACCATATTTTGAATTTGATTCAACCCATATGGTTTTTCCAGTAACTTTTTCAAACATTTTAGCATAAACAGCCATAGCATTATCAGAAGTATTCTTTAAGATAATAGGAATTGCTGCTTGTGATAACTTATCTGATTCTTGTTCAATCTGTGTCATGAATGTATTTGCTGTTACTGTACTATCTCCAATAACATCTTTAGTGACATTAGATGATTCATCAGAATAGTTTGTAATTCTTGTAACAAAATAATTTCCATTAGTAGGATTCTTTGTTACATAAATAGTGTCTTTCACAACTTGCTTTTGTGCATTAGTAATTATTGATAGCATTAGGAATGCCATTATAATTATCCATCTTAATAGTAATAACATAATTTTAGTTTTTTTAGTTACAAATATAATACAATTCTTTTAATAATAACTTATTCTTTCTTAACTAATTTTACATTACTATCTACTGAGAAATATTTATTGTCAGTTATTTTATATAGTTCGTATTTAACATTATTAAATGTGAAACTAATATAATTATTAACTGTAGCTAATAATAGATTTTGTGTAATAAGATATGCTTTATTATTACTAGGATTAAATATAAGTCTTTCATTAACATTAAATTTAATCTCACCATTAGTAGCATCTCCATCAATAGTTAATACCCAATCACCTAATAGTTGTGATGAATCTCTTTTAGCACTAGAAGTATAAAGAGGTTTATCAGTTAACTGTTGATGTAAACTATTGTAGTAATTAAGTCTCTTTCTAGTATTTTCAGTAGTAATTAATTGTCTAACTAAATACGTTGCATCATTAACTTGAAAGTCAGCTAAGTTTAATAATGCTGATACAGCAGTTGTTGAATCTCCTAATAATTGTTTATTAGAAGTTTGAGTTAAATTTTCATACGTTACTGTAGTTGTAACATAATACACGTTTCCAATCTTCTCAAGATATACTGTATCTGATAAAACTGTTTGTGCAGATAATGTGGTTGTTAGTAATAACAACATTAATAGGTTCTTCATATTTATTTTTATTTAGTTACAAAAACTTTGAATAATGCCGATGATGGGTTAACTGTTCCAACGGAATAATTATTAAATCGTACTGTTACCGTGTTAGCAGAACTTACCCATGCGGAATAAAAGGTATTTGCATTCACTGCAGCATTTGGAACACCAAGGGAAACAACGTCACCATCTGCTGCGCCTGTTACTGTTATTGTTAAATCAGCAGATAACATTGTTAAAGTCGAAGGGAAATCAAGAGTAGCTGAACCTGTTAAGCCGTGGTTTACCGTGTGCCTTGTTGTGGATGGGGAGAAGAAAAGGTTTGTCCCGTTAAACTCCATGGCTCCAGCCTCCGCAGTTGTAAGATTTGTCCCACTTGTAAATTTCAAAGGTGCTGTTGATGCGGCTGATGTGCCTGCTAATAAATGTAATGCAGATGTAGGGTTTAAAATACCTATACCAACATTACCACGCCGACCACCTGCAAAGCCATCTGGCAAATCAATAATAAAATCACTGCCTGCTCTTGTACTGCCAGAAGTTGGCGTCATTCCTTTAAAATAAATATCACTGCCATCTGTACCACCTCCTAATCCTGTGCCATTTACATAAAATAAATAAGTTGTTGATGGTAATGTATCTGCTGTGTTAAAAATAAATTGCTTAAATTTTACGTGATAATTAGCATAAGTAGCATTTCCAAAAGTAAAAGTTCTATTAGTCGACACATTATTTGCCGATTGTGTTATAACAGAATTATTTAAATTGTCTCTTATAACTCCGTTGAATTGAAAATTTGAACTTGTTAATTTTCCTGTAAATGTTTTTTCTCCAGCAATGGTGCTTTGATTTGTTGTTAAATCTACAAAGTTTTGGGTTGCGCTTCCCGTTCCCCCACTTGCAACAGGCAATGGTGTTCCTATTGTAACTAAACCATCATTTCTAACAGATAGTAATGAAGCATCTGATGAGTTAGTAACATTTAATGCTGAATTTGTACTTGTACCATCAATACCTTTAACAACTAAACGAGATGTTGGTGCATTTGTACCTATGCCAACATTACCTGCTATCGTTGTTCCCGTGCCACTTGCGCCCGTGGCAAAGATTATGTTTTTTATTACTACCTGATTTGAGCCTCCTGCATCGGGAAGGTCAATGGAATTACCTATAGCAACGTTACCAGCAGCTGCAAATCTTATATTATCCCCTGCATTAGTGCCTATTGCAATATTGTTTGATCCAGTCAATGTATCTCCAGTTGTTGTGTTGTATAGAGCAGAAGTCCCAATAGCAACATTTGAGCTACCCGTTGTATTATTATCACCAGCATTTGTTCCAAAGAAATTATTGTTAGCACCCGTTTTATTGTTTCGACCAGCTTGAAATCCAAAGAAATTATTTTGAACACCCGTTGTGTTATTTATACCTGCTGAGTTTCCAAAGAAATTATTACTTGATCCTGTTATATTATTTTGACCAGCAGTTGTTCCAAAAAAATTATTTTGACTACCCGTTGTATTATTTTCACCAGCACTTGTTCCAAAAAAATTATTATTAATACCTGTTGTATTATTTTGACCAGATTGAACTCCAAAGAAATTATTTCTAAGTCCTGTTGTATTATTTTGACCAGAATTTGTTCCAAAAAAATTATTGTTAGCTCCTGTTGTTCTTGCACCACCACCGCCAAACGCAAGTGTTGTACTATTTGGCATTCTTAGGCTATTATATAGAGTAACTGACCCATCATCTTGTCCAGAAAAAATCACAGGTGCAGTGCCTGTAATTTCTACGATTGAAATGTTATCTAAATTACCTGTGTATGTTGATGTTGTTATACGAAATCCACCCGTTGCTAAAGTTGGTGATCTAATTATAATATTACCAGTAACATTATATTGAGGAATAGCCAAAGTAGCATTACCCAACGCTATGGTTGCCGTACCCGATGAATAACCACTTTGCGTATATGTTATTTCATAAGCCCTTCCCGATATAATAGTATCAGGCAAAGTTGTATAAGTCAAATCTCCAGTTGCTGCCGTTGCTACCGCAAGTGTGCCATTAAATGTCCAGCCAGTGCCTCGTGTCCAATCTATTGTATCAGATGGACTAAAAGTTTGCGATGCCAAAAATGTACTTCTTGAAGGCTCTTGACTATTTTTTAATATTAAATTTGAAGTCAATGTTTTTTCACCTGCCACTGTTTGTGTAGTCGTTAAATCTACAAAGTTTTTTGCATAAGCAATTTCTTCTCTATTTCCAACACCACTTGTTGGACTAAAATATAATTTACCTGTTGAAAATTCCATTGCTCCCATTTCAGGTACATCTAAAAGTGGTCCTGTTGTAAATTTCAAAGGTGAGGTTGAGGCTGTGGCTGTGCCTGCTTTTAAATGAAGAACAGCGGTTGGTCCAGCCACGCCTATTCCAAATTGTGCAGATGGTGTTAGTTCAGCTATTTGCCCAGTACTGTGTCTTATTTGCAAATTTGCTAATGTTCTTCCTCCTTCAATATTCCAAGTACTGCCTCCAGACCTGCTATCTACTAATTGAAACAACGGAAAAGCGCCTGTTGATGTTGCTTTTACAGTTGAATTTCCAGCGCCACTTGCGGTTAAAGATGTAGCTGTTAATGCTTGCGTTGATACAGTGGATAAAAAGGTAGCCGCTGCACTTACAGACAAAGTGTTAGCAAAAGAAGCAGCTCCTCCTTCGGCAATGGAAAACCAAATAGTACCTGCTCCTGTGCCACCACTCTGATAAATACCAAATAAATTTGCAGTGCTTCGACCATTTTCTAAATTCCAAGAGACTGGATTACTACCTTTTATTTGTATTAGCGGAAAACCACTACCTATACTTTCTATTATGAATGTTTTATTGCCTGTGCCAGATAATTTTAAATTTTCAACAAAAGTTTTTTCCCCTCTTACCGTTTGCGTTCCATAGGTATTAACATAAGCAATTAAACTTGTATCGCTGCCACCTGCAATGCTCCAAACATTTGTATTTCTTTTATAATTAAAAAATCTATTATTTACCGTGTCAAGAATAATATATGCGCTTGTATTACTTATAGGACTAATGATTCCTGTGTCAGCAAGCACACCCCTCCATACAAGACCATCTGCGGTCGTTTGAAATCCAAGGCGTAATTTATTGCCAGAATTTGGATATTGTGCAAACAGAGATATTGGGAATATAAATAAAATAATAAATTTTAAAAATTTATTTAACATGTGCTTTTTTTATTTCATTATAAATATATGATATAATAAAATATTTTAAATAAATAAATAATAAATTAAATTAAAATTGCAAATATTTGATAATTTGATCCATCAAAATGGGTAGTGTCAATTATTGTTACAGCTGATGATACAATGGTATATTGGTTTGTATATAATTTTTGACCATTTTGATATACATGAGTTCTCCCATAATTGGTTGATAACGTTCCAGCGGTGAATACCAAATTTGTATTATTTTCATTTAGGTATTCTTGTATTTCAAATGAAAAACTAATCCCTGATGAACCACTTGTTCCAGAACTACCTGATGTTCCGCTACTACCACTTGTTCCAGAACTCCCCGAACTACCGCTTGTTCCAGATGTTCCACTAACACCTATAACTACACCACCGTATATGGCTAAATTCTCACCAATTAGAGGCGCATATATTGTTTCTAATGTTGTTCCAGTTATGCCATAGGTTGTTCCATATTCTTGTAATTGTCCATTCCAAAAGAATAAATGATTATCTATTAAAACTATTTCAGATATGATAAATGTTTTATTAATACCATCAATATCACCACTTAAATTTAATTTATTAACTGGTTGACCACTTGTGCCTGATATTCCACTTGTACCAGATGTACCTGACATTCCACTTGTTCCTGATGTACCTGACGTTCCACTACTTCCACTCACACCAGAACTACCTGCTATTGCACCAACTGATGTTAACACAAATGAATAATTGGCATTCCCTTCTGTATAAAATGTCACATTTTTTGATGAACCTTGTTGATTGTTCAAATATATTCTAACAATCATTCTATTTGTCGGATCAATTGTTGTTGTTGGTAATGTTATATCAACATTTACTTCAACTGGTGTTGAGCCATCTAACCAATTTATAAGACTAACATTTGATGTTATTATTGGTCCAATTGTTTGCCCACTAAAATTAGCCAATTGAATCTCAACATAGGCATCCATCAAATTATTTTGATTTGTTTTTAAGAAGTGTAAATGAAACTTTTGTGTACCACCAGGTATTACAGAGAAACCCAATTCAGGTGTTATATAATCTGAAACTAATGTCCCTGTTGAATGACCTGGAACTAATGTAACAACACTTTGTTGTGCAGTTGCAAGTGGAGTAATTGATAAGGTTTTATAACCATTAACATCAGAATTCTGGCTTTCATTGAAATAATATACTTGACCTGCTGATATTCCATTTACACCAGATGAACCTGATGTGCCGCTAGTTCCGGTTGTTCCTGATGAACCACTTGTACCTGATGTACCACTTGTTCCATTAAAACCCAAAATAATACCACCAAATATTTTTAATATGTAATTTGGTGTTGGTGCTGGATTCTGTGAATCAATTATTAACTGATTACCAACAATTGTATAATCAACACCATATTGCTGCAATTGACCATTGACAAAAAATAAACTAACTGCTTCATCAATCTCTTGGGAAATTGTGAATGTCCTATTATTTCCATTTTTAACTCCTGATATTGATAATTCAGTCAATGGTTGTGCACTTGTTCCAGAACTACCTGATGTTCCCCTTGTTCCAGAACTACCTGATGTACCAGTTGAATCCCCGCTTGTTCCACTTGTTCCAGTTGATCCACTAACACTAACACTAAAACCTGATACTGCTATGGTATTACCAGAATTATCATATAAATATAATGTAGTGTCTCCTGAACTATATGTTCCACCTGTAACATAAATCTCTGGATTAAACTCAACCCATCTTGCATTATTTCTTGTTATACCTGATATTCCTTCAATTGTTGAACCTGTCCAAGCATTTAATAATAATTGCCCTTCATTTGTATTATCATATACTTGATAACCAAAATCAATATTAACAACTGAGCCAACATTTACAGCATTATTAAATAATGTTTCATAATTTGGTATTTGGTATTGATATGTCTTGTTATTCTCATATACATAGGCAATCATACCTATTTTTCTTCTTCCAGAAGAAACACCATCTGAGTATAGATTAACCACATTTGGTGAACCATTTGGTGCGTTATAACTAAAGTCAATTGGTATTGTATTTCCTGAATATAATATTGTTCCAGTTGCACCACTTGGTATATTGAAATTTAAATCACTTAATTTAAAAACTTCGTAAAACCCCCCAACTTGGAATGCACTAAAATTTGACCCTGTATTTGAATCTAATGGAACACTATTTGGCCCAGAAAGTACAATAGTAGATTTTGGATTTTTATATTCAAAACTCATTAATTTATTTATTTATTATAATATACAAGATTTTTTATTTTATAAAATAAGATTAAGTTTTTAACTACATATTGTTGACCCTGTTATAACCCCAACTGAATTGGTTGAATAACAATATCCATTTATGCTAAATTTCTTTGCCTCACTCCAAGCACTATCATTATTGTTTAGGCATGATTGAAAATCAATATAATATTTTTGCCCATTTGTACCATTAAATGTTGTTGTCTTTCCATATATTCTGGTATTTGGTGCATTAATGCAAACCTCATAACAAGACAATATTGATGGTGTTGACGGATCCATATAAACATCAAAAGAATTACAACCATTTGTATCTGGAATTAAGGAATTTCCCTTAAAATATATTTTATTATTGTTATTTAATCTGAAATTTGTATTGCTAAATGTTGTATATATATGATAATAATCTTGTGGAATTGTAAATCCACTATATATAACTGTTAATCCAGCATATAATAAATTTGTATTAACTGGAATCAATGCTGCTGGGTCACCATATTCATTAACACCAATGTTACTAACAAGATTTCTATTTGTATTTAAATTTGGTATCACCCAAGTATACCAAGAATACCCTGTTGTTAAATATGCTGGAACTTCATGTGTCTTAAATAAATAGGATTGAATTAAATTACCATATTCATCAAATCCACCACTATTTTGGCTTATCTTTGTTGTCCTTACTTGTGGTGCATTAACACCCCAACCTGAAAAAGATATATACCTATTAATCTGGTCATTAAATGTTGTTGCACTTATTGATGGACCAATACCATTTGAAAATCCCCTAAATAAACTACCCCCAGATGACATCCAAGAATTAAATTCAACATTCAAACTAACTGGCTCAATAAATAAATAAGCATCATATTCTTCTGGTGTTGTTGGAGTCACTGTTGGTGTTATGGTTGGCGTTGGGGTATTTGTCTTTGTTGGTGTTATGGTTGGTGTTGGAGTTTTTGTTGATGTTATTGATAGAGTTGGTGTATTAGTTGGTGTTTTTGTTGGCGTTTTTGTTGGTGTTTGTGTTATACTTATGGTTGGAGTTATGGATGGTGTTGGAGTTGGCGTTGTACATAATATTTCAACTGTAATCCCAACCAAAAATTCATTCCTTGTTATATTGGTATATAATGGAACACTATTTGTTGTGTCTAAATATATATTAAATGGACCCTTTGAATGAGATGTTGGATTTAATTGTATATAATACCTTGAACAAGCCGTAACCCCCGTTATCTCATTCTCTATACTATTCTCACATATTGGATCAGTATTTACTACAATTAATTTATATGTTGCCATTTAACAATCTATTATTTTAAAAAAACTACAAGAGTTAATATCTTTTATGGTAACAATAACTTGATTTGACCCAGAAAACCTACTAGGTACATCAATGCTAATAGGTAATATTCCAGTATTTGTTATTGTTGCAACATAAGTTTCATAATTCCCATTTATGTCTGATATATAAATACTAAATGGTGTTGTTCCTGTTATAGATGTTATTGTTATTTTATTATTTGATGTGGCAACTGGAATATATCCTAGTGTTGGAGATGGAGTTGGTGTTGGAGTTGGTGTTATTGATGTTATATTTGTTATACTATAAACAATATCACAATCTACATAACAATTTAATTTCTTTGTTGTTCTGCACCCCTCACCATCTTGGATTATAATGGTAACTTGTGGGGATGAATTAAATATAATAGGTAAATCATATGTTATATTACCCACCAAAGGTAATGTTGTTACTTGACCCAGATAGGTTTCATTCCCCCCAAATGCATCGGATATATATATATTTAAAGGAGTTATCCCACTTATACTACTAATGATTATGTTTGTCATATTGAACAGCTAATATCATATATTATTTTTAAGTTTATGGTTAAAACTTGTGATGTTATACTATTATCAGGTTCAGCAATTATGTTTAAGGTATTTGTAACCAAATCATAAGAAACACTATCAATTCCAGGTATCACCTCAACCAATGACTTTATTGCCTCAACATAAACTGAATCTGTTGGCACATCTGTTCTTGTATATCCAGTATAAAATGAATTATTATCTGTTAATCCACTTGGTTCTAATGTATATTCTACAGTAAATATTGCAGAATTTAATGAACATTTTGGATTTAATATTGTGGTTGATCCACTAAATTCAGCATTAACTAAATCAGAAAACCCCTCATTTAGAAAATCCAATAACCCAAAATTATTTAAAGGTTGTAATGCAAATGTCTGTGAATTAACTATATATGTTTGGTATGATGTGGTAACGGTAAAGCAATTTATTGTTGTTTCCCTTGTTAATGTACAACCATTAGAATCTTCTATTGTTAAACTATAATTACCACTAGTTAAGCCACTTGCTATTATTGATTGTGGGTTGCCACTCACATTACTTGACCAGTTAAATGTAAATGGGGGAACACCTTCTGTAATTAATGCTGTAATTGATGCATCATTACCATTCACACATGATATTGGATATAATGAAAAGTCAACCCCATTGCTTGATGTTACTTGAATGTTTTTTGTCTGTTCACAACCCGTTGAATCAATAACCCTTAAAAGATATTGACCCTCTGTTAAATTTTGGAATGTTACCCCAGTTAAATTTGTATCAATAATTGATGTTGTATTCAAATAATAATCAAAAGGGGGTGTTGCCCCTGTACTAATATAAGCAAATAAACTACCATTATTTGATGAACAAGTTGTACCACTTAATGAATAATTTAATGTAAACTTATCTTCTGAAAGTATTTCAATTTCATCATCAAAATAACATCCAGTTGAATCCTCCATATATGCCGTATATGTTCCACTACTTAAATTCTCAAAAATATGATTAGTTGTTGTTGTACTAATAATTGTTGTATCACCACTTGGAGTTATTAAACCATAATTATATGGACCAGTCCCCCCAACAACACTGATGTTTATTAATCCATTTGATGTTGAGCAAGTTGAATTGGTTCCATCTATTGAAACTGATGTCACCCCATTGTCATTATTTAATGTTGCAGTAAAATCTAATGTACATAGTCCAGCATCAATAACTGAAATATCATAATTACCAGAAGTCAATCCTGTCATTACAAAATTTCTATCATAAGTTATATCATAATATCCAGTATTGGCTGAATAATAAAATGGACTTGTACCCCCACTTATGGTAATATTTAATGCCCCTGTTGCAGTAAAGCAAGTTGGTTGTGTTAAAGTAATTTGTACAACCCCCAATGAAGCAGTATCAGTAACTTCAATATTTTTAATTTTTGAATTACCTTGTCCATCTGTAACTTGTACAGAATATATACCAGCAGTTAATCCAGTTAATGTACTACCTGTTGTATTGTCAACCCAAAGATAAGAATATGGCCCAGGATTTGTTTGACCTGTTACAAATATCTTCCCAGTTGGTGTTGAATAACAAGATGAATTATTTACAACATATAAACCAAAATCAAAAGCATTTGATGTATTAATAATAAAACTTTCTGTCTTTGCTGTACAACCACCAAAATCATCAGCAGTTAAATAATATGTTCCAGCACTCAAACTACCAAATTCAACTAAATCTGAATTATTTGTTTGATTATATATTAAATCACCATTGGTAGAATAAAGATTGTATTCAACTGAAGAAAATGCAGAGGTTGTTGCCACTGTAACTGACCCGTTATTTTCCCCATTGTTTGTATTAACTGTTGATTCAATTGTTGCACAACAACCACTAGAAACTGGTATGTTTATATAAAATTCTAAATTCTGTTCTAATGTGGAATCATTAACCCTAACCCCATATGTTGTTGCAGATAAACTTGTTTTATATATTGGAAATATATCAGTTGTAACAGCAACACCCAAAGGTGGATCAACCCATTCAATAGTATATGGTGCTGTTCCACCAGTTAATGATAAAGATATAGCACCAACATTTGTGTTTGAACAATCCCCAGTTACGCTTAAAAAATAATCAAATGCTGCCATTTTTTTAACAAATTATATTTACATCAACCCCAACATTTATAGTTATTAACTTATTTGATGCAATTTCATCAACACAATCCAAATCAATAAAATTAACCACACCACTTGATGGGTTATTATAATTTATATCATAATATTGTAAGTTAGATAAAGCACTAATTAACGCACTATCCCATTGTGCATTTGTAGGTACATCATTATTTCCAATACCATCATAAAATTTAAATTTTGAAACAATTTTAGAATCTAAAATTATTTCACTATACCAATTAGTCAATACATTACTACCATCACAAGATAAATTATATTCAGATAATGCACCATTAATTGCATTACCCAAAATAACACTAAATGAATCATTTGGGGTAGCAATCATACTAATACCATTTTTTATACATAAATCAGAAAATATTGGTGAAGTAATGTAATCATCCCCACTTGTTATTGGAGTTAAAGAACTTATACTATAATTGGTTGTATCACTTAATGCTTTAGGTTTTACACCAAAAACATTTTGCATAAGTCTCTTATAAGCATATTTTTGTTTGTGAAATACAGAATTTTCAAACTTAGTACCACCCATCCAAAGCGTTGTGGCTGGTATCATTTGTTCAACCATTTTAATCCAATAAGGATTAATTCCTTCAACAAACTTAATTAAATTATCATATGTATATTTGTTTGTTGGTATTCCAACAGCATATGGTGCTTCAATGTATTTCCAAAATATTGATTGTAAGGTAGGATATCCCCCAGTCTTGCCATCAGTTATATACATTCTGTTGCGAACATTAATCATGTTCTTTGCAAATGTTGATGCAAATTCAAAAAATGATTTTGATTTTGGTTGTGGATTTATAATTGTTGAATCAGTACCCCCAATTGTTGGATACGGGAACGTTAAGCCACTTTGTGGTATGGGATAATCATAATCCTTAGATTGAATCCAAACATCATACAGAAGCCCTTGTGCTGGATTTAAGAATAGACTAACATTCTTTACATTTAATAATAATCTTTCATCACTTACAAAATAATAAGCATTATAATTACCATCAACCGATACCCTCATTAATGTATTATCTCTTGACCAAGATTTTTTATTATCCACATATTTGGATAAGGTGAAACCTTCATCAATGTAGGGGAATTTTCTAAATATATCCAAATACTTATTCCCATAAGTAAATGATTCAAATTCAGTACTATATTCAGCACTTGCTCCAATGCCAACTTTTGTTGATATTTCTAAACTCTTATGTTTTGGTGTTAATTGATACCATCCAGCACCCATTTGAAAAAATAATTGGCTACTCTTTTTGGGTTGGGGATAACCAGTTTCTCTATCTAATGGATAATTCTCTGTATTGAAATTTACATTTATTAAACTTGTATTTTGAGTTATAGAAGAATATGTTATACCATTATACTTATAGGTATTGACCGTTGTAATTGGATCAATATCAATATATGTACCAGTTTGTAATTTTGCTAAATCTGTATTAAATTTTATTAAATTTATTTTCTGGTCAGCCAAATATATATGTTCGTTTAATTCAATTAAAGCATCTGGTGCACCAAATAATCTAAGAATAAATTCAATTGACCTTCTAGTACCTTTTGATTTAAATAAATAAAAAGAATTAATAACCAAATTCCTATAAAAAGAATAATTTAATTCCAAAGGTGTTTGTGAACGACTATATGCTGGATATTTGAAATCACTATTATTCCCAAAAATGGACTCAATTAATGTCTGATCCGTTAAGAATTGGAAGTTTTCCTCCCAACCCAATGTTTGCCCCAAATTTAATAATAATTGAGATGGTATATCATTCTTTGGTGTATAATTAATAGAATTCATATATGTCAAAGAATCAATGAACTTTTTAACTTCATCAAAACTTCTACCATATATTTGTAACATACTCTCAATCCTCCTATCAAATGTATCAAACTCTTTTAGTGAATCTGAAACAAAAAATCTTGATATTAAATTTGTTCTTGCATTATCAAAATATGTTGCAATTTCTTGAACATCATTTAAATATTTTGTGAATTGTTCTGATAATATATCAATATTCCAAATCCCATCCAAGGGAAATGTTAAATTTGTATTAACCAAAGTGAATTTACCATTATCATTTTCTTGTGGAACTTGTAGTACCATTGTGTAAATAGGTGATGATAATGTATTTAAAATATATTGTTCTAATTCATCAAAATTACTTTTTAAAATTAAATTATATAAGAAATCACTAGGTCTAATTATATAGGAATCTACACTAAATGAACTTGATGTGCCAAATGGTGAACCAGAAACTGTTATGTTTAAAGTCCCCTCATTTAAACTATTGCTTGGATTTAAAATAACTAAAGGATATGAAACACCACTTATGGATAAAACATAATCAGCATAATATTGCGTCAAATTCCTATATTCAGATACCTTAATTTCTTTTGCCATTAAATTAGTGTCAGAATTAACACTAAAATCAACACCAAGTGGATTATGTATTTTTGATATATCAATATCAAAAGTCGTATCATCTGTTATTGAATCATAAATAATATTTGTTGCAGTATAACCTGTAATTAAATCATTATCATAGAAATTAACATCAATAGATGCTGGGAAATTATTTATAATTTTAGTTATTGATACAGATAATCTTTTAGATAATGAGCCATACATAACAAAACTCATCACCTGGGTTATATCATAATTGGGATAAACGTCAAATTCCTTGGATAAAACCGTTCTCACATCCCCAATATCACTTATACCTAAATTCTCCAAATTAATACCAGCATCAAAAACGTTTGTATAATAGTTACGAGGAATTCTTTCACTTATATTGGGGGTAAATTCAAAAGTACTAGAAGTTAATCCCCCACCAGTAACAAGCTGATATCCAACTAAATTATCAAATACACCACCACCACTACCAGGACTATTTTTAATGTAAATTTTTGGCATTATTCTATTATATTATCAAAGTTTTTGCTTATATCAATATCATCATTTCTATCTTCCCTAACCTCATATAATAATTCATTAAATTGATTTCTAACCTCAAATAAATTATATTGTCTATATATGTTATTAGCTGGGTCATATAATGTATAAACACCATCCTCAACAGATTTAGTCTGGTTGCCAAATAAACCAATTGCCAATGTAGAAATGTCATGTTCAGCAATCTCAATCTCCAAAGTTGTTGGGTTGAAATAAGTATTACTTATAATAATGCTTTGATTTGGTTGTCCAATAAATGGAGTTGCATTTGTCTTGTTAGAAGGTGAACTGCTTGGACTCAAAGTTAGGAAAACCAAGTTTGTATTATTATCAACATAACGATAACGAATTGATTTTTGACTAGTGTTAACCTCATTTGTAACAATTGGTTCACAAAAAAATGATGATGTGATTATTCTAAAAAAATTAGGAACTTTTTGACTATTATTTAAATATTCTACACGATACCCAACCAATTCTTGGGGGACTTCAAATTTATTCCTAAAATCATCTGGAACATCATCTAAATTAACTACAATACCTTTAACATTTGGTAATGCACTTAAAACACCACAATCATTTATTTTTGTTCTTATTTGTGCAGGTCTCAAATATAATGTATAATAACCAAGTGAGGTAAATTCAGCTGCTGGTAATGTTAAATTATATAATCCACCTAAAATTTCAGTAGGATATTCACTATCAAAATAAGGTTTTAATATGGTAGTAGCATCCAATCTTTTTTGAGAAATCAAATCAGTCTGATCCCTAGTTGGTGCATATACCATAACTATCTCCACATCTTCTGGGCTAACATCACTAGGTCTAACTGTTCCATATGTACCAATTGCCATAATATTGTATTTTTATTATAAATAGTTTATTTCTTTATTTATTTGTCAATTTGAAATACCCATATCCATATTTTTCCATATCTTGTAATGTCTTAACTTCCCCAAGTCTCTGAACTTTCTCATAGCCTGAATTTTTCCCCCTTTCCACAAATACATTTGAAAAAATCTGAACATCTGAAACTGACTTCATCAATGCTTCATTTTTTGTTATTGGTTTTAGTTGCGTTGAATATTCTGTTAACCCCTCACTATTAGCCTCAAAAGTTGTTACACCTAATGGATAATCAACATATTTAATATCTTGTATTGTATAGGCTGTGAAACTGTTATTTATATTTGTAACCTTACCATAAGCAACCCCATCTTTAAAGATATCAACCCCAACCAAATATTTCTTATTACCATATAACGATAATTCTAATAAATTTGATTTTGTATAACCTGTAACTTTAACATTACCTTCATATAAATAATCATCAATATCAGTACTAGTATCACCAGTAAAAATATAATCATAACTCAAAGGAGTATTCTTCCATGCACCACCACTAGGGGTAAATGTTGCAGTACCACTTGGATTATCATCTTTCTTGTTTTTATCAAAAGGTATTGTTATCGTTTTGCTAATAATATTAGTACCAAAATTATTTTTTTGAGTTAATTTTATTGCATAACTACCACTTGTCTTTTGATAGGTATGGCATTTACTAACTGTATTCATACTTTCACTAATACTTTGATCCCCCCAATATACCTTATATTCAGAATCTTTGGTATAAGCTGTCCTAACTGATGTATTATATATACAATATTCATAAGCACTTTTACCAGAAAAAACAAAATTTAAAACTGTATCTTTTTGCAAAATTGCACCATCAAATTCTGAATAATATCCAGCATCAACAACATCTTGTGTCAATAATATGGGTATGGTCAATCCAGTTAAAGTTGATGTACCATCAATGCCACCAGTCAATAAACTTGTCATACCAGTATATACACCAAAAGTATTACCACTATATGTAACTTCTTTAACTATAGATGATAATGATTCTGGAGATATTTTAATTTTATATATCATTACTTTTTAGTTATATACTCAAACCAATTCATTGGGTTTTTCTTTACCCCAATTTGGCTACCATTATTAATATCATAATACTCATAAGTATGTGTACCATAATTTAGATTTAATTTGTAATAAAAATCAAAAATTTCATTTAAATTATACTTATCATTTGTAGGTAATTCTGCTTGGCATCTATTTGACATTCTTTTAATTTTACCTGTTTGACCATTAAAAAATGTTGCACTAACATAAAATGTATCAATATTTAATATATCACTATCCTTCAACCAATAAATAAAAAACCCCTCTGTATTCTCTGTATAATCTAAAAGATATGTTGGAATAACTATATCCCCAGATTTAACTCCATTACTTGCTTGTAAAATTGTTGTCAAATATAGTTTTTGAGATTTACTAAAAGGTGAATCATAATAATCCAATTTGAAAAAAGAATTATTGAAATTATTCTTATTAAATTTTATATCATCTGACAAAAAATTATTACTTGGGGTTAAATATGTTGAATTCCAGTTTAATTTGGATGCCAAATTAACACCATTGTAAAAATTAAAATTTATATTTAAACTATAATCTATTGCCATTATATTAATTTTTTATACATCTAACTGAATATCCATTATTTTTATCATCACATTGGAAATCTAAATTATCATTATTATATTTTAATTGAATTATTTTAGCAAAATTAGTAATACATCCTGTTGTAGTATTAGTCCAAAAAGTACTTGTTTCCCCAAAGAAATTAAAATTACCATTATACACTCTTCTACCTGCTGGATAACCACTAAATCCACTAGTATTTGTTGCACCATCATTTGGACTATCCCACCATACAATCCCTTCTGTTTTCATCTTTCCACCTGAAACACTATTACCCCCCAGATAAGTGGATAAAGTTGTGTAGTCAGCCAATGTGGGGACTCTATACCCAGTTGGGCATAAATTTGTTGTTGCATAAAAATTATACAAATAACCAAAACAACTATCAATATTATTATTACCATAAGAACAATAAGCCCCAATGGTTAAATTACTCCAGGTTGTACTATTAGTTACATTTGGAATATCAGATCCATTATTATACCTTGTTGTTCTTAAATTTTCTGTAAGCCAAATTTGTGTCCCAATGGTAGCTGTGCCATAATAATTCCCATCATAATCCCTAACTTCTGTACTACCAGAACAAAAATTAACACTTGTTAATGTCCCACCAGAATTAACATTAAATACTACCCCTTTTGTACTACTAACATACCAACCTGCTGCCAATTTAATCCTATTAGAATCATATAAAATATCACCAATCTCAATGGTCTGGGGAGTTCTTTGTGTTGACACATATAACTTATCACAATCCCCCACACAAGTTGTTGGTGTTGTTATACAAAATATTGATGAACAAGCATCCCCACTAGTAGCATGATTAAACCAACTTGAACAAGAAGGTGTTGGTGCATATATATTAAATTCACTCATATTATGTACAATTTTGATTAAATACTATTAAATTATTTGATAAATAATATCTTAATTCTGTTACTGATGGTGTTGGTGTCACTGTTGGTGTTGCAGTATTGGTAGGTGTAACCGTTCTTGTTGGTGTTACAGTTGGTGTTATAGATGGTGTTACTGATGGGGTTAGTGATATTGATGGGGTTGGTGTATTACTTGATGTTACTGTTGGTGTGTTTGTATTGGTTGGTGTTATAGTTGGTGTAACCGTACTAGTTGGTGTAACCATAGGTGTAGCAGTTCTTGTTGGAGTTGGGGTAACTGTCATAGTTGGAGTTGGAGTTGGAGTGCTAGTTTTTGATGGTAGGGGAAAACCTTCTAGTAATCCACTATGTGAAAATCTAACTACCTCATAATCAATTACTGCATTAATAGAATTACTTAATATATTTTCACCATAACTATTTATTGTATCTTGTTGTCCAACATTATCAAAATCCAACTTAATTGGGAAACTTATTGTTATATCATTAAGTTTTGGTTGGAGTAATCTATATTTATTCACAGTCATCTACCAATGGTTTTACAATTAATGAAGAAGAAGTACCCCCAACATTTGCTGATTTATTTACTTTTTGAGTATAATAATCATACCCCTCTGGAAACAATTTAAAAATATTATTAACAAATGGATAAAAAGAATTATTTATAAAAGGATAGTTGACCCCATTATTATTTTCATCAAAAAATCCAACATCATAAATATCCCTCCATCTAAATTGTCCATCAACTTTTGAATAGAAAGCATAATTTGGAACATCATAAGCAAATTTAAAATCAACAGTTTCAATATAATCTGAAAAAACTTTCAAAACCAATTTATTATGTGGCTTATAATAATATCCAGATTTATTATTATCATAATTTGAAACTCTAAAAACTTCATCAGAATGTTTTATTTTATGATATAAATCAGAAATGACTATTTCCTCTTGGGTATATTCATTATATTCACAAAAATCACCATCAAGGTTATCATCACTTAATTTAAAATATTTAAATTGATTTTTTTTATCATCAAAATAAGTCTCAACATTAATATTTGTATTTGAATTTGATGTTGAATCATCCCACCAACTATTAACTGGATCTGTTATATTAAATAACCAACCTTTTTTAATAACATCAAAAAAGCCAGAATACCCCTTATATACCATTGTTAAGTATATTTCAGTTAATGGTCTGTTTTGGTTATCAACAAGTGTTTCAATATTTATATCATTATTTACTATAAAATTATATGAAATATTTGATGCTTTTTTCAGAAAAGAAAATTTATCCCCAATAAAACTTAACACTTTTGATTGGTCAAATATACCTGTTTCAAATCCAGCCTTTGTTGCCACAATATCATTTGAATTCTTAATAACTTTATGTTTTCTAACATAATATTTGGATATTGTTTCCCCACTATTTTCAATAGATATAACCCTCCTTAATGTACCCAACTTATTATCAGAAATATCATTATTAACTCTTAAAATATTTAAAACATATTCATCTGAACCATATGATCCATCACCAAATGAAAATATTTCATACAATCTAACAATTGAATCAATTTTAATTGCAACACCATCTGTATCAGTTAAATTGTGGGGTAATGAACATCTAATTCTAGTTAAATTAAACCCATCTTCTACAATGACATCAGTAACAAATGGTATTCCTTCTTCTGCCACCCAATTGTAAAATCTATTATCTATCTTTATATTTAAATTTTGCTTACTATCACCACTAAATGGATAAGTTATATAATATTCCCAATTATATTTAAAAGCATTAATTGATTCATACCCAAAAGAATTTGGGATATTTGGTCTAAAAAAATCAAATTCATACCCAGGTAAGAAACCTTTGTCAACATTTGATATTGAAGAGGTGTTTTTATTATTAATATTATATATTAATTGTGACTTGTATTTACTATCAGTTGTGCCAGAATAAAAATTATCATATATGTAACTAACTTTAAATGTTGGTCTAATATTATATGATTGTATTTTTTCTTTATTATATAATTCTTTTAAATCAACAGTAATATCTCTATCAAACTGAATAAGCTCTTTCTGGGTATTATCCAAGTTAATAACCAATTGTGAGTTAGTTTCATCACCAACTTTATTCTTATATACACTAGGAACAATATTAAATTTATTCATTTAAATATTTTGTTTTAAACTTATCCAAAGCAGATGCCCCCTTCTTTATACCAAAATAAAAATAAAATGGTGCCCCAACTAAAAACCTATTCTTTTTATTGCTATATTTAGTTGCTTGGTTTTTGTCATTATATAAATAACCCCTATCATTATTATATGTTAAAACATTTTCATTATTATAAAAATATCTTTCTTTATTATATGGATTTAAACTGTTTTTAAGTGATGCCAAATCTGGTTTAATCCTATCTAAATTTTGATAATTATCTGTGATTATAGTGCTAGTATACCAAGTGTTATCTTGATTACCAAAGAAAAGGTCACCCCCTTTAGCCCCCTTTAACTCCCATTGATAAAACGGCACTATTTGTGATTTAATGCCAAAATATTGTGGCTTCAACTCATTATTTAATGCTCTAAAATTAACTCGACCAGGGGTTAAATAATCTTTTAATTGTAAATCGTCTTGAGATGATGAATAAAATATTCCAATAACTGGATTATTTTCCTTATCATATTGAATTGATATTTCTGAATCAGCACTATTAGTCATTGTATAAAATTCAGATGAAAACTTATCAACACCAAATTCAGAATTTATTGATAATAATTGACTATAATCACCATCTGTTTTTCTATACTGCCTTGAAAATAAATCATTAATATTTTTTAAATTTTTAATGAAATTACCATTAGTTATTCTGCTAATAGCAAATAAATTAAGAATATCTGAATTATCTCCATAACTTGTTGGTTCTAACTTATCTAATACAAAAGAATAATATTCAAAATTATCACTATTATAACCATATAATGAATTTTTATAACCCAAATCCATTATTGTTGTTGGGAACATTAGATTTTTAATATTTTCTTTATTCATAGCCCTACCAACAAAACTATTATTATTTTTAGAAAAAGGTGAACTACGGTAATAAAAATTAGTTGTTTTGGCATCAAAATATATCAAGTCATTACAATATGATTCATCATCAATAATTGCTTGGTTTTTATTATTATATTTAATTTTGGTTTGTATTGGAAATGCAAATAATGACCCATTCACCCAATTATTAACAAAAACTTCTGACACAACACCCCTACATAAAGCATAAAAATATCTGAATCTATTTACCCATTCATTATATGTTCTTAAATCTTTTGGTATATCTAATATGGGTCTATCTACAAAAGTATAACAACCATTTGTCACTGGGTCATTTTCAGCACATTTTTGGTCAGCCTTAAAACTTGTCCCCCTACCTGTATAACAACCTAAACTAACCATATTATTACAAGTATTAAGTGTTGTTAATAAATTTTCAGTCATAGTAAATCCAGAGAAATCTTGGGGGGAATACCCTGTATCACTTTCTGGTATTGGTCCTTCTGCAAATTGATCGCCATTCTCAATAACATAAGTAGCAAAACCCAAATTTTGTTGTAAAGCTGCTGCCATACCTCCATTTATTGGGTAGTTATTTATTTCTGTTGAATACCATGATGCACCATCAAGATAATCAGAGGTTGGTAATCTATCAGTCCTAAATATTGTTTTATTACTTACAAATAATTCATTTAAATTAGTGTTTGGACCATTATCAAATGAAGGTTTTGAATAATATGTATCATAATATAAATCATCTTTTTTTATTAATTTTTTTATGAAATTTATACTAATCATACTATCATTTAAATAAGAAAATGAATGATTTTTTAAATTATCTGTAGCATTATATCCATTTGAAACTTTATAACTTTTCAGTGCAAGAAAAAATCTTCTAAACTTCCCATTTTCTAAAATATTATTACCCCTAACCCCAAGACCTAATAATTTACTATTAAATATATTTTTTTCCTTAAAACCATTTATACCTTCTTTACGAGGTATATATTCTGTATTTGTATAATACCCTATGGTATTTGTTTTAAAACTTATGGGATTTATTGGTTGTAAAAAATAAGAATTATATAATATTTCAATTGGATTATTAACACTTTGTACAGAATATTTGCTTGTTGTTGGTAATGCTTGTATTGGTACATTTAGTCTTGTTTTTGTTTTTATTTTAATATCACTAGTATTTTTATACCCAAAAATATTTCCTAATTCAAAAGAATTTTCATACAATGGTGAGTATGGGTCAACACCTCTTTGTAATATTAAAACATATTGGTTTTCAATATTATCAAAATAAGAAATTGTAGATTTCAATTTTGAAATAACTTTTTCCTCCCATATATTTATTTCATTATCACGATTCTTTCTATCATAAAATAATAATGGATCATCATAAACTAAACATTCATTCAAAAAAGAACTAGTTTTTGGGTTTGCTATTTTTTTAAAATCACTAATGGTTAATCCAGTTATAACTTGATAAAATTCAATGTCAGAAGGGTATATATAATTACTAATATCAACACCATTTGGTAAAATGTACTCTTGTTGTTTTGATTCTATAGATTTATATGGATTAGCATAATTAACTGTTATTTTACTATTTTTTGTTTCTGCTGATATTTTTGTTGTAGCAGTAAAACCAGATATGAAATTAATGTCTTTGGATTTATCAAAATTTAAAAAACTCAACAATGTTCCAGAGTCTTTATTATCATTTGATATGACTATTATAACATTATCATAATGTTTGTTTTGATTATTATTTGAAGCAAAAGTAACCCCTATTTTTGTGTTCCCTAAAAAATAATTTTCCCTACTATTAAACTTATTTACTTTTTCTGCTGGGGATAATCCAACTGATACTGCCGCAATTTCTTTATTTTTAGTTGGTAATACTTGAACTTCTGAAAATAACCCCCTAAAATAATAAGGTTCTTTTGATTTATATACTTGTCCTATTAATGCTTGTGTTGTTATACTTGAAACAATATCTAAATTAGTGAACATATCTTCTTTAACAGTATTGTCAATTTCTGTATTTTTTATTGTAGTTGAAAAAAACTCTGTTATCTTTTCAACATAGTCAGAAGGATTTGCTAATTGCGTAAGCAATCCTGCTGTTGGGATATTACCCTCTGTTGCCCCTAATTCCCCTTCATCACAATCACATAACTCACAATCTGGATATGTAATCATAGGTAATTTTAATTTTTCAAATTTAAAATTTCTAATAGCAGTAAAATTTTTAACCCACCAAATACTAGCTCTTGTAGCTAATAAACCTAATGCTGTAAATCCAATGGTTAAACCAACTGCTGGAAATGTTGTTGCAGCTTGAACAAATAAAAATGCAGTCACAATAGGTAAAGCAAGTGCTACCACATATACTAATATAGTTGCAAATGAATTCCATAAAAATTTAACAAAATGAAATACAATTAAAAGAACTCTACCTGGTATAGAAAATAAAATAAATAATATTGAAAATAAAAAATATAGAAAATCAAAATTCCTAACCCCATCATTAACTGGGTATTTATTAATTGTAGCATCACATGATGTATCTGCAATTTCTTTAATACCAATAAAATTACCTTTACTATTACCACCCCTATATTGGTCAATTAAACTTGATACCGTATAAACTTTATTTGATTTAAATTCATAAAAAGTATCATCACACTTAATTGCTGCCTCACTATTTGTATAACCAGACCAATCTAATCCAAAATAATATGAACCAGCAAGTTGATTTTTATTATTATCATTAGAATTCATTGGGTCAATAGTGCCAGAATTATCCCATCCATATTCTTTAATATTTGGCACAAGAAAATATGCTCTTTTTGTTTGTTCACTTATCTTTGTAGATTGCTCCCATTTAATCTTAAATCTATATTTACCTTTTGTTGGTATTCCTATGGTTGGGTCATTGGTTATTATCTTATCTCCATTCTCATTTGTAATAACATATTCTAAATTCATAGGTAATTCAACAACCCAAGAACCATCTGAATCAATAACATTACCTACTCTATATGTTTCCAATATAGGCAACCCTTTTTCATCTTTATTTAATGTTTGTCTTATTGCTAATATACTACCAGGGCCACTTTCCAATCCACATAAATTGCCAAAATCATCTTTTGGTTTACAATTTGAACGTATTCTTTTATTTGATGCTGTACTAAATATTGACCCAATAAATATTGCAGTTGGCTGTATATCAATATTTACATCATCCCTTAAATCAAAATCAGACCTATTAATAGAAGAATCACAAGTTTCAGGATCCCCCCACAATGGAGAAATGTTAATACCTTTTGTTATTGACACAATTTGGGGCAAAGAACTCAAATCTGTTGATTGTTGATATTGATTATTATCAAATTGCCCTTCAGTAGCCATACCCATTCTTATCAAATCTTGGGGTGTTAATGAATATTCTCCCATATCTGATAAATCCAAATCCATTAAAATACTATAACTGCCAACTGGGACACCAAATATCATATAATCCCCACTTGAATTTGTCTTTACTGTATATTTGTAATATTTTTCATAAACCTCAATGGCTTGACCATCAAACATAACATCATCTAGTGAGGGGAATGTCCCAGTTGCTACATGACCAGGATATGATGGTTGATATGGTAATAAATTATACCTATAACCATCTTCATTCTTTTCTGTTATAGCCTTATATGGATATATTGATGTAATTAATTCATTATCTGCATCTTCATCACTTAATGGAATAAAAATTGACACTCTAGCGTTTGGAATACCAAAACCATTATTTGCTGTCACCCTTCCAACAACAACACCATAATTAGCACAATCTAATGTGTAAACATCAGATTGTCTTATTTTAAAAGATAAAATTTCAAGGAATTCAATATTTTGATTCAACTGAAAATTGACAATTTTATCTTTACCAATTTCAGTTCTAATTCTAAAATTATTTTGCATTATATTCTTTATTGATTATAAATATTTTATTATACATTATTTATAACTTATAAAGAATATTGCAATAAAATAAATAAATTAACCAATTGTTAAACCATTATTTGTCTTCACTTTAACTCTAATGTCTTTTTCTGGATACCTTATATGATATATTTCATTTGGTTCAGCAAAAATAGTTTCATCAATTGCAGCAATAGTTCTGTTTGCAGCATTTGAATATGGCATTGATGTTTCACCCCCAGAGTAATTACCCCCAACTTGGTTAGTGAAAACCAAATCAGATATTGAAATTACACCATTTAATTTTTGAATACTACTTTTTATTTCAGATACATTAATGTCACTCCCCAACTGAATGGTTTGTGGAATAAAATATCCATTAATTGTTGAAATTACATTATTTATAATATCTTTTGATGTGAAGCCTGGATATATTGTAATTGAAGCCTCAACACTAACATCAATAACTTTTGCTGATGATACAACAATATAATCATTTATCATTCTATAATTTGATAAATAATTTGCAATATTATCTGTTAAGAATTTTGAATTATCTGAAATTAATTTTCCATTTGAATCATATGATAATACAAGAATTTGTATCTTATTATCCACTTCCTGAACTGCAACCTTTGCTGGTGATCCAAATTGGGAAGGCATATTTCTAATAATTGCCTCATAATCATTAATTGTTACTGCTCTCTTTTGTGCAGCAAAATTAAATGATACAAAATTTCTAACCTCCTCTGTTGTTGGTAATCCAGCACCACCAATGGCAGGGAATAAATTATTAACCCTCAAAGAATTAATAACAGAAGATTCTTGTGCTGGATTTCCAGCATTTACTCTAAAAGAATTAATTCCAATTTGATTAATAGTATTTGGTCCTAAATTTGTATTCAAACCACCCCCAACTCTGTATTGAACAAATAAGGTGCTATTTGGCTTTAATGTCCTGCCCAATGAGAAATTATTCAAATAATTCTGTAATGTGGGTAATTGACCTGTTGTTGTGAATTGGTTTAATTGCTCTAATGCTGTATTAACCCCATTTCCAAATGTCAATTTCTTAAATCCTTCTGATGTGAATTCACTTACAAAACGACTATCTGTTTGAATATACTTTCCAACCTTTATACCAGCATTACCTGTGTCCTTTGTTTGGTCAATAATGAAAACCCTGTCCTCTGCCAATGAATCAACCTCATACCATTTATTTGCATCCCCAATAAAGTCTGATGATGGGGGAATTGTATTTATCTGACCATCTTTTAATAAAACACTTGTAATACCCAAAACATTTTTATCTGGCAAAAATAATTCAAAAAATGGTCTAACATCAGATGCTGTTATAACTCTCTTAAATACCTTTGTAACCCCATTGATAACTGGCTCACGTTTTGTTAAAGTATAATTAATAACTATATTATTTAACTTGTTTGGTATAACTGTCCTATTTGGAAGACCTTGACCATCATAATCTGATGAAAAATCAATATCATTTATGCTTTCAAAAATAACCCCATTACCCAAGACTTGTGCACCTCTCTCAAGGATACCAGCATATCTTGCATCTGGCTTATCACCAAATGGGGGGACAACTATTGAAAAATCACATAAGGTCAATGAAGGTCTTTGTCCTGGTATTTTTAGTCCATATGTTCTTGCTATATTATATATGGATGATTTTTGTTGTGCATATTGCAAAACTGTTTCTTGCAAACTCCTATCAATATGATAATGCAAATTGTCAGCAACTGCCGCATTCAAATCAAGGAATACTGAAAATATGGACGCATCATTAAAATCATTAATCAAGTCAGGATAATATGTCCTAACATAATTTAATAATTCAGTTCTTATACTCTGAAAATCCCTAACACCATATGATATTTTTCTATCTGACATATTATATATTTATTACGACAAATTCACTACCTGAAAAACTATTGTTATTTGTAGTGTATTCTATTTTTATTTTTGCTGTATTTTGATATGTGCCATTACCAGGCGAACGATAAACCTTATCCCTTGATGATAACCCAACATCATCCACACTCAATCTGTTCCCTTGAACCTCCTCATTCTGATCCAAAGGCTCAATAATTATCTTGTTGATAACCAAATTTGGTATATACTTTGCAACAGAATCCCTAATATCATTTTCAATCACATCAAATGAAACAACATCCAATGGTTCAAATAGAAATTCATATAATCTTGTCCCAAAATCTGGTAAATAATATCTACTACCTTTTCTTGTTAATAACAAATGCAATAAAGATGCTCTAATCTCATCTGAAGCAGTTTCTGTCATCTTTAAGGCATCACCTCTAAGTGATGTATCAAAGGGGAAATCAACACCATATGTAAAACCTTCAGCCATTATAACTCATTTAAATATAAATATATCTTTTTTGCAAATTTGTAAACTATTTTAATTTATTGTATATTTATATAAAAAAAATTATGAAAACAATAAGATTAACAGAAGCTGGTTTAACTAAACTAGTTAAAAGAATTGTTGAACAAGGATTAACAGACAGCGACAGAGAAAGACATAAAAAGTATGCTAATATGTCTCCAGAAGAAATACGCAATCTATCTCGTCCAGGTTCAGTAAATTATGAAATGACCCCAGAACAATTACGCCAACGTAAGGGTGGTTTATTTGGTGGTGGTGTAGATGGTCCAGACCCAGAGAAATTGGCAGCAACCCTAAAAGTTGAAGATATTGACTTCCAAGAACTATTTATTGGGTTAGCCCGTTTAGCAAAAAACGACTTATCAACCCACCTTAAATACTTTAGAGGCGTTGTTGAAAGATGGGATGGACCAAAAGAGATTATGCAACGTAATAATATAATTCCTAGAAATTCAAGCCCTGAAGCATTGGCAGATACTCTATCAGTTGATGATATTAATTTTAAAAAATTGTTCATTGGTTTAGCATATTTATCACAACGTGATAGACAAGCCTATGCTAACTATTTTAGATATGCTGTCCCTAAATGGGAATCAAAAAAAACAAACTCCTAACACCATAAGATATTTTTAGGTAATTCTAAATAAAAAAAATATGAAAACAGTAAGATTAACAGAAGCTGGTTTAACTAAACTAGTAAAGAGAATTGTTGAAGAAAAAGGAAGTGAAGGTCATTTTATGGACTACCATAAAGAAGGTAAAGCAAAAACTGGCAAAAAAGCACTATCTATGATTAAAAAAATCACAGATAAACTTTCAACAATGAAAGATAAATTTGATAATAGTAATTTTGCATTTAGTGAAGCTGATGTAACAAAACTTGAACGTATTTATGATACATTGAGTGGCAAATAAGTTTAAATCAATACTATTATTAAAAACCCCCAATTCTAAATTAATAGGTTGGGGGTTTTTCACTTAACAAATTGTATCAAATCTACGATTCACAACTCACACACTCATTAATATTCCTTGCAAATGATTGTGCTGAACTCTGGCTAAACTGATAGTAAAGCGTCTTAACCCCCTCTTCATGAGCATATAGATATAATTGATTTATATCCTTTGCTGGAACTGATGGATGTATCATCAAATTTAATGACTGTGATTGGTCAATGAATTTTTGCCTCTGTGCTGCTTGTAATATCAATTCTTTTGGTGATATTTCAATAAATGATTTAAACACCTCTTTTGTGGGAAAATCCAAATGCTGAACTGAGCCATCTTTCTTCAAAATACTCTCCCAAGTTTCTGGTGTATTTAAACCATACTTATCCAATTCAATTTCCAAAAATGGATTCTTATAAATTGTTTTTGATTTTGCCAAATCTTTAATAAAATAATTTGATTTGATTGGCTCAATACCCATACTTACTTGCCCTAAAATAAACGAACTTGACTTGGTTGGGGCAATAGCAATTAGTGTTGTGTTGGCATATCCCTCTCTTAAACATTTATATCCCTTCTCATCATATAAATATTTTGAAGCCAATTCAGATTTTTCTTTAATTGTTTTAAATATTTGATGATTTAATTGCTTTGCCATCAAAGATTCAAATTGAATTAATTTTGATTGGAATAATGAATGATAACCCAAAACCCCCAAGCCAATTGCTCTATGTTGTGACGCAAATCTATTAGCCCTTTTCATACCAGCCATTTTACCTGACTTCAATATAAATTCATCCATAACTGCATTTAAGAACATTGTATAAACCTCAATTGCATCAGTCTCAACTATCTCATCCCAATGAAGTAAATTCAATGAACCCAAACAACAAACAAATGAATTTAATGAATTTGTCGGCAATTGAATTTCAGAACAATTAAAAGTCCTCAAACCATTTGATACAAAAATATGCTCATCATTATCAATAGTTGGGCAATAAACTGGTTCATTATCTAATTGCTCAATTGCAACAACCTTTGCCCTTTTTTTGGTATTATCTCTATATTCTCTTTCCTCAATAATTATATTTTTTCTTGACAAGAATTGTGTTTTATTTTCAATAATTAAGGCATCATTTTTACTACCAAAAATTAATCTCCAACAATCTTTAGATGTATAATATTTATGACCACCTTTACCATCTGGCATTAAATGTGACCCCTCTTTTCTTAATAAAGCAATTGAACAACTTAATCCTAAATTTGTAAATAAAATTTGTAATTCTTTCAAAAACCCTTTATTAATATCAGCATATGCTATTTGTAATGGTTCTCCATGTGATGGACTTTTAAATGCTGTACCATCTGCATATAACAAACCTTTTAAATAAGACCAAATAGTATCCTCATTTGATTCCCAAATCCAAGATGGAACATAACCTTTTTCAAAATTTAATGCTTTTTTAAGTGTTCTTGATGTTAATCTTTTTTTCTTAACAAGAGATTGGCTAACTTTACAATCATGAAATGTTGCTGGTTTTCTATTTCTTAATCCAACTTTTTCCCTACCAAAAGCATTTTTAACATCATATGTATCACAACCATACTTATAATGTATTTTATTGAATTTTTCTTGAATATCATCAATCAAATCAAAATCATTCTCCCAAACATCAATCATTAACTCATCCTTGGTCTGCGTGCCATCTGATTGATATAAACCCAACAAATAAGCCTCATCCTGCATGTCTATTTCACCAAACAAACCTTTATTTGTTTGTAGTGCAACATAATCACCAATTTTCAAATCCTTTGCTTCAACTCTTACAATATCTTTTGTAGTATCATTTAAAACTGGTATTCCATGATTAAATGTCACTTTTTGTGTCATCCCATTTGAATATGTTATTTTTAGAATTTCAGCATCCTCATTTCTCAATAACATAGGAGATGATTTAACAGCTTCACTCCCACTAAATAAAACTAGTTCCTCACCACTCTCATATAACTCTTTCACAGTCAAATACCCTTTTGTTGTAACAACTCTTTGGTCTTCTGTTAAGCATAAATTTGAAGCAGTTATCTCCATACCCAACTCTTTGTAGGGGGAATTGTTGTTTGAGTTATCCTTAAACATAATATATGGAAAACCAAACTCATTACGCCTTTGAATAATCTTTGCCCATATCTTTCTCTTACTTGGATCACCCCCCTTCATATCATTAATCCAATTATCTGAAACAGTAACACCATATTGTAAATTCTGGATTGGATTGCCCTCTGATCCAATATCAAGAAACTCCATAATATCCTCATGTTCAGCTGGCAACCAAACTGCACATGCCCCCCTTCTTGCCTCTGATTGTTTGCATACATCAACAACTGTGTCATACACCCTTGCATAATGCACAGGGCCATCTGCTGTCCCACCTGTTGATATTTTGCTACCTCTTGCTCTAATATTACCCAAATAAGCACTTGTCCCACCACCATATTTTGACATCATACCAATCTCTCTTCCAGCATTCAAAATACTATCCAGAGTATCGTCAATGTTGGACCCATAGCAGGATATAGGCAATCCCTTTTCTTTACCAAAATTAATCCATACGGGTGTAGAAAGGCTATAAAACCCCCTTGCCATATAATCCTCAAACTTAACAGCAAACCCATCAATTTTTAAATACTCTTCTGCTTTATTTGCAATATCTTTAATCCTTTGCTCGGGGGTCTCATTTATATACCCCCTTGATAAGAAAAGCCTACTCTCATCATTTAACCAATAATATTTTTCTTTATTCATTTTTTTTGCCTTTTAGTTGATTTATGTTTTTTATGCTCTTTTTGCACCCTTCCAGTAGTTGGGCATGGTAATTTAAAATAATTAAATGTCCATCCATTCCATTTACCTGCGTTTTTCTTTGGTGTTGTATAACACACTCCTTTGTTTCTATTTCTAATTAAAAAAGATTGGGATAACCTTAATTGCTTTATAATTTCTTCTTGATTTTCATATTTTGTAATATTACCATCAGGATCAATTACTTCATAATACCCTTTAATCCAACCATAATTTCCATTATTTTCACCTGCATTATTATATTTTAGTGCAAATTCTTTTGGTGTTAAAGTTGAATTAATTTCTTTAATGGTTTTAGACCTTTTTTCTTGTATATTAGGGTCTTTTGACATTTCTTGCATTCTCTTTTTAATTTTAGGAAGCCATTGTTTCTTAACATCAGGTGACATAATATTCCCATTGTATTTTTGTCTTTTACTTTCTAGTGCTTTTTTAACTTTTAAGGAATCTTTCATAGGGTTTCTATCACCACTCCAATTTTGAAAACCTTTACCTCCATTTCTATTTGCTTCAACTGCTAATTTAACTCTTAATCTTTGTGATTCTTCTGTTTGAAGATTTCTAATAGAATACATTAATTTATCACCTTCACGACCATAAATCCTCCACAATATGTAATGTGCTAATATATGTTCTCTAAATGTTAAGAGTACTAAATTATCTTTTGAATTATCACCTCCCATATGTTTTGGTATGATATGATGATTTTCATAATATATTTCAGTACTTTTACATCTTTGTTCTAGGATTGCTTTATCTATTAAGTTTTTGTAAATTATTGTCCAATTCATATGATTATTATATTTTTATAGTTTATATGTAACAATCACATAAATTGAACAATAAAAAGAAGGTGTTCTTTAAAACAAATCATCTTCTGTTATTGACTTTTGTTTCTTATTATAAGAAGTACTTTTCTTATAGAAAAAATCATCCTCCTTTGTTGATAAAATCTCCACATCAAACCATAATGTCTTCTCAATCTCTGTAAAATCAACCTCAAATACTGGCTTCATTCCAATTCTACTTAATGAGTTGTTAAATCTATTCTGAATGAAATGTTTAATTGTATCTTTTGATAAGAAACTTAACTCTCCATTCTCAAATATCCAATCTAGTATTCCACATTCCGCAGCATATGCTTTATGGCAAGCAGAAACAATCAGTTGCTCAAATTCATCATCAAACCATTCTGGATTTTCTTCCTTAATAATATTAATAAGTTCTGATCCAAAATTACCATGAATTTCTTCTTCCTTTGAGGTTGCCTCAACCACATTTGAAATACCCTTGAATAGATTTTTCTCCTTATTAAAGGACATCATAATCAAGAACTGGCTAAATAAACTCACATGCTCAATAAACAATGAAAATAATAATACAGACTTTGTGTACATTTTATTCCCCTTACTCCTTGTTCCATCCAAATATTTTGATAGATAACGAATTCTATTCTTTATGGCAGGAATTTCAATAACTGTCTGAAACTCATTTTCCAACCCAAGAATTCTTAATAATTGCGCATAAGCATCTTTATGTCTTACTTCCGAATTTCCTGATATTAAAACTTTATTATTATATCTTGTTATAATAACCCCTGTTGGAACGGTGACACAATAAATATTACCATCATAATCCTCAATAGTTGGTCTGTATGTTATTGAGGAATAAGGTTCTACATTTACAAAATTAATAGCATAAACATCTTTATAAGAATCTTTCCTATTATCTACTGAAGTCCCTATATTAGCCCTATATCCTGCTAAAAATCCTATTGCCTGAACCTTATCAGCACATGATTTATTAGTGGTTGAATATCTAATAAGACAATTCTTGGCATTACCCTTACCTTCTAATCTAGTCCCATCCCATTCAATCAATTCTTCAATAAAGGAATTACACCACTTTTCAGACTTATCAGATAAATCAACCCAATCAAATTGTTTAAGATCATAATCAATAGGAAAGTCTATCTCATATTTAACATATTCAGGTCTTGATGTATTATACTCTCTATAAGTTAATCCTGATTCTAAAATAAGGTTTTTAAGTCTAATTTTTTTCCTTTCTTTTTTTACTGAAATTTCATATGTATTAGTATTTGAATCTGAACCCCTTCTTACTTTCTCACCATTTTTATCCCAGAATCTAGCAGATCCATCAGCTTGAATGGCAATTCTCAATCTTTCAATGGTTGTTAACTCATCAACCCCCTCATTAACAAATTTACCAGAAAAAGGTAGTTTCATATCACTACTAAAAGCATTAATATCTTTAATAGCCCTTTTTATAATATTACCACTCCTAGTTTTGTAGTAAATGTTATGGTTGGGGGTAAGCAATGCACTATAAGTTTGGTTCTCAATCCTGTGCATTTTTCCCTTGTAAGGTTCATTTATAACATTACTTGGTAAAACAGATGTCATTGTATTGGTTTCTAAATCATATTGAATAACTTCTGTATTGATATCAATATCTTTAAAGTTAACCCAGCCTTTTGGTGTTAATATTTCTGTACCTTCACCATGACACTCGGCAAATGTCATACCAACATCACCAATTTCAGTTATAGGCATTCTCTTGTATAAGTCAGCCCAGAATGTTTTGACATTGACCTCAATTTGTGCAATAGCCAACATAGTTCTTTTAATAACTTCACGTTCTTCATTTGTTATTTTTGTCCTATAGTCATCAATATCACTTGTAAAGTTAAACTCACTTGCAAGCCAGTAAGCATGTCTTATAGCATCTTTATATGCTAATAATGATGGATATTCATAAGGCAAAATATTTACCCTCTTTTCAAAAATGTTCTTCATATTCCTTTTTTTATTTGGTTAAGATAAATATAAAACCAGAAAATAAAAGTATTCAATTTTAATTATAAAATCAAATTTTTACAAAAAATTATCATTGCTATTTTTCTTAACCAATAATTCCTTAATCCTTTCTTTCTTACGTTCAACTTGTTGTTCTTCAAATCCAAGGAATGTTGCGGTTGTATCTGTATCAATTTCAAGCATTTCATTATCAAACTTGCAATTCTCAAATACTATACCATCTTTCCCAATCCTTGATTTGGTAATAGCAACTGTGGCCAAATTCATCTCCTTTTGCTGAAGGCTTTTTGCAATACTAATAATAACATGACCTACTTGTGCTTTCTTTATTGAACCCCCCATCTGGTCATTTGTTACCACATTTGCAGATATAGATGAATTGTGTGTGTAAATATCATTAGCATAAAACATATGGGTATCATCAACTGTGATATCAATAGTATCTTCTTCACCAATCAACTCTATTGATTCAATTTCATCTAAAATAAAATCATTTTCACTCAAAATTTGTGTCATTTTTTAAAAAATTTAAACATTCATTAATAATAATTTCCTTTTTACTTCTATAATCACCTTCTGTAACTCTCTTCACAATATAACCTTTTTTAACCAAAAAATCATCTCTTCTATTGTCTATTTCTTTTTGTTGAGGTTTAGAATGCCAGTAATCCCCATCAAACTCTATTATTTTATTACCTAATTTAAAATCAACATTAATTATTGTCATTTTATTTTCCCAGACAAAAAAAGAATACTCATTATTTAACTCATAAAAATAACATTTACTTCTATCACTATTATTTAATTTTGAAAAAATATTCCAAAATAAATCTTGGGATACTTTTGAATGTTTATCTTTAAAATAAGATATTTTTGAAGTTATATGTTCTTTGTATTTTATTAACCCAATATCTTCACCATGTTTTTCAATAAAAAAATCAACAGTATTTGCATATTTTATTTTTGATACAAAATTATTATATCTAATAGTACCTTCTTCTTCCCCATATCTTAATATGAATGATTTTAAAGTGGTTTTTTCCATTTTTAAACAATACTCATTCCACTCTACTAACCCATTTTCTTCACCATATTTATCTAAATAATACTGCAAACTAAATCTGTATGATTGTTTATTATTCCTAGATGTCCATTTATCATAACCTAACTCAATACCATATCTATTTTGATACTCACTTAAAGTTCTACCATTTCTATATGGTCTAATTTTTTTGTTTAAAGACATGGTATTAACTTTTTGTTTTAATGTTACTTCCCATCTTTTTGCCCCTTCTTCCTCACCATACCTTGATATGGCAGCATTTAAACCATATGAAATAACTTTAGAGTTTCGTTCTTTCCATTTTTCTATTCCAATTTGTTCCCCATATTTCTCAATAAATTTATCTTTATTGACCCTAACTTTCTCTCTTAAATTGTTTCGTTTGGTTTCCCAATTATTGCCATATCTTATTTTTGTAGCATATTCACTTATAACATCATTTTTTAATTTATTTGTTATAATTCTTAACCTGCCTAACCACTTGGTTTCAACATTATTAATGATAAAATCTCTAATGTTTTGTAATCTATTTTTAATAGTTGTAGAGTCATAATATAAAGTAATTTTATTTAATTCAATAAATTGTTTTTCAGTTATTAACTGGTTTATGTCTTTTATTTTCTTGTAATTAATAATTTGATTAACAGTTATTTTTCCCATAATATTTTTTATATATAAATATAAGGGGAGTTGGAAAAGAACTCAATTCTTTTTAAGAAAAAGTTTATCCCCAACTGTTAATCCACTACCTATAGATACTAAACCTTTGTTTAGCATTGGAAACTTGTGTTTTGATGATACTTTAATTGATTTTCCGCTTTTAGTTTTTATAAGATAAACTGGTTGCTTTTCTATTGGAAACACATGACTAATATTTTTATATCCAATATGTGTCAAAATTTTATCTCCAACCATAACATCCTTTATCTCGATTAAACCCTTACCCTCAATATCAACTTTTGTATCTAATGAAACACAGCGATTTCCTTGCGTACCAAGCCATCCAGCAATATTTAACTCATGGCACATTGCCTCAAAATGGCGTATAACTGATCCCTCATTTTTCCACTCATCATTACCTTGTCTATCAGGTACAACACAATCAATATAATCCAAAACAACCAAATCAAGTTTAATACCATCAGCAATAACCTTTCTAATTTGATTCTTAATCTGATTCATTGTTAAAGTATCAGATGGTAATTTCTTTAAAATTAATTTGTTTGTGTGGGTCTCTTTTATATTATTAACAGTTTCATAGACAATATCCTTATTATTTGGTAATTCATCTGGAGATATTTTTGTCCAAAGGGTAATATGCTTTCTCTGGATGATTTTTGGGTTATCTTCAAAAAAGATATGCAAAACATTATAGTTATTATTGAAAGCTGTGTTTGCAACCAAGGTCAATAGAGTTGATTT